GCCGATGATCGCATAAGCGGCAGGCGAAGCGCTTTCCTGTCCGCTGTATTCGGTGCGCAGCGACTGCGGCGACATTGGCGTGAGGTTCACGCGCGGAACGGCGTCGATATAGACAAGGCGTGCGCCGATGAATCCCGACGGAAGATCGTATGCCTCGGTCCCCGCGATTGTGTCCTGCGTTGCCGTTTGCTCCATCTCCGGATCACGCAGGCGGCGGTTCATTCGCGTTTCGAACAGGCGGATGAACGTCGGAATACGATCGGCGAGATCGACGCGGTTGAGCCACGCCCCGATTTCGGAAACGAGCTCCCCATAGGAGGCAATCGTCATTCGAACCTCCTCAGAGAATGATTTCTCGACATTTCAGCCAGCGGTAATCGGAGCTGTTGAGCAGCCTCTTCACCCCTTCCTGGTGGTTGGGATTGTAGAGGTTGACCCCGTGCTTCGTGATCCACTCGAAAATGATGCAGGCGGGGATGCTCGCCACCTTCTCAAGGCCGTCGCCCATGCGGGTCCCGGCTTTCGCCGCCTGCGCCCGCTTGTTGGCCTCAAGCAAGGCGGTCGGGTCCTGTTCATAGCGGACCTGAACCGTGCCGTGGTCCTCATCGGTGGCGCGAATATATTTGCGCATTCCATTGAACGCGCCGTCGTCGATGAGCTGCCAGTCAGACGGCTCGGCCATGACCGTTCCCGATGATCTTCTCGGCAATGTCGGCCGCGACTTCGCACCGGTCGCCCTTCATGCGCTTGTCGTCCGAAGCGACAAACACGCCGTCTCGCAGGATCACGAGCGAAACGGTGGGGCCGGGTTTATTGCCGACCCCACGCTTAGTTGCCATTGGACTTCATCACGCAGAAGTTGAGCACCAGCGCCTCGCCGAGCGAGCCGGCGGAGATATTACGCAGATGGATCGTGCACGCACCCGCCGAGACCGAGTCCGCCTGCACGAAATAGGATGCGGCGGTCGCTCCCGAACCGATCGAGACGAGAACCACGTCGCCGGCCTGAATGACGGAATTGGTAAGGGTGAAACCGACCGACGTGGACGCGGCCAGAGCGGCGTTGTGCATCGTGATCTGGCCGGAATAGGTGTTCAGCGTCACGCCAGTGGATTTGCTGGTGCCCTGCGTGACCGAGGGGTTCGTTGAGCCGGGCTTGATGCGAAGAGCCATTGTGAAAATCCTTGTGAGAAAGAAAAGAGGGCGAGCCCGAAGACCCGCCCTCTCTCGTTGTTCGCCGTTAGGTGAGGTCGGCGACGATGCCGTGCGCGGCCTGGTTGAGGCAGCGCAGCGTCAGCTCCGTGCGGAGCGCCTTGCGCTTGGCAAGGCCCGTGGTGGCGAGGTCGAACGGCGCCATCGCTTCACCCACCGCAAGGTCGGCATACTCAGGATCGACAATCAACGCCGATCGCGCATCCGCAAAGCGGTCTGCAACGAAGGCGATCTTGCCGAAGTCGCTGATGTAGTAATCCGCCGCAGCAACGATGGTCAGCGCCTTGTCACCCGAATCGCGGCGCGCATCGGCAAGGCCGACGAACGCTGCCTCGGCCTGCTTCTGCGAGCCGTTGGTGATGACCATTTTCGGATTGCCGCCCGCCGCCCAAACGGACTGAAGGACGGTTTTGAGCAGCGTTTCCGTATAGGCACGCTGCGTTCCGTTGGTCGCCGCTGCAACCACGTTTGCCGAGAAACCGCCGTCGGCGCCACCTGCGCCACGGCTGTCGTTGGACGTAATCCACGCCTGCATTCCGCCGAACAGGCCGGCGGTGCCGGCGGCGGCGGCGACGGACGCATAGTTGCCAACCGCGCGCTTCTCGATGTCGGTCTGGATTTCACGCCCAGCCTTCATCAGTTCGCGCGCAAGCTCGCTCTTACGGCCCGCCTTGTTGGTCCACTCAACGGTCGTCGAAGCGCCCACGACCTTGGTGAAAATCTGCGTGTGGTTGCCGACGCGCGCGGTGTTGGCGCGCGAGGCGTTCGACAGATCGTCGCCCTGAATCGAGGCGTTGGCTTCGTTCGCGGCAGCGAGAGTATCGGTCTGCCATTCGGTGTAGGTGTTGTTCGCCGTCGAGCGTCCGATCGAATTGATGAACGGGGTCTCGTCCGGAAACAGTTCCGCGATCTTGTCCGAAAGGTCCTCGCGAACGCCAACGCGGCTGACGTTCTGGATAGTATTTGAAGGAACGGCCATTTGTCATGACTCTCTTGTTGTTGGGCCGGTCAGAGCCAGCCCGTGCTTTCCATCCATGTGGCGAGCGCTTCGTCCTTCGCATTGCGCGATTTGGCGGACTGTGCGGCTTTCCACGCTGCGTCTGCCCGCGCCTTCTGCGTGGCTTCGGGAGCCCTTGCGGTCCCCGGCCTCGTGATCGGCGGCGGGTTTTTGCCTTCGCGGACCCGTTGCATCTTCTTCTTCATCAGCGAATCGTACTTGTCCGCCTTGGCCTTCCATTCGGAGGTGGCCTTGAGGGCTTTCATCGCCGACACGTCAGAGATTTGGTTCGGGTCGAACCCAAGGATTTCAGCGGTGGCAGCAAGTTCCTGAAGGAACTTCTGTCCGTTCTCCGGGTCGAATGCTTCGGGCAATTCAGCAGCTAGGCGCTGGTGGAACTCTTGGGCTTCCTGCGCTTCGCGTGCTTGCTGTAGCTGCGCCTGCTCGGCTCGTGCCGCTTCAGCTTCCCGCTGCGCCTGTTCGCGCTGGGCGGTGTAATACTGGTGGGCTTCGAGCTGCTGGGCATAGGCCTCCGGGTTGGTGCGGAACAGTTCCGCGCTCGGAGGCTTGGTCTCGAACTGCTGGGCATATTTTTGCAGGGTCTCGGCGGTTTGCGCCTTGATCTGCTCGACATGCCTGAACACTTCGGACTGGAGCGCCTGCTTTTGCTGGGCGAACTCCTGTGCCTTGGATTGGAAACCCTTCTCCATCTCCCCGATGCGGCGCGCGGTGAACTCCTGCGCTTCACGGGGCAGATTCTTGAAGGCCTCCTTCTCTTCGGCGGTCAACGAATTGGGCGGCTCGATGGCCGGAATTTCCTCTTCCGGTTCGATGTCCTCTTCGTCCACGGCTTCTTCGTCCGTCTCGGGCTCGGCCTCTTCCGGGGCCTCCTCTTCGACAGCTTCTGCCGGTTGCTCCTCTTCTTCCTGATCCTCGCCGAGCATATCGGCGGCAATTTCCTCGAAGGGTGTTGCCGGGTTTGCGTCAGCGGGATTGCCGTCGCCTCCGGCTGCCATGTCTGGCTGGGCCATTGGGATCGTCCTTTTTCAGGCTTCTGTTTCGGGCTAGCCGCCCTTGGCACCACACCGCTTCCGGTGCGATTTGTGGCAGAGTAGACCCCTGCTCGTATTGTTATCTGGTCGGCACGATATCGAAGAGGCGACGGCGCTCAGCGCCCATCCGCTCAACCTCATCAGCGCGGATCAGCGACTTCTCCGCCACCCGGCCCGCCTCAATCGCCGCATCCAGTCCGTTGGCAAGGTTCTTCAGCACCTTCAGCGCAATCGATAGAGCGGTGATCTTTTCCGCCCGCGCCTTGGGGCTTAATTCGGTCGAGGCGATCTCGGCAATGCGGGCAAGATAGCCGTCCTTGGTCTCGTCGAGGATCGGGCGGATGAACTCGTTGCACAGTGCGGCGCGCTGGCCGCGCGCTGCGGTTTCGGCGGCGGGATTGTGGTCCATTAGCGCAACAAGCCTTTCTTCCGAAGCTGCTCTTCGGCAGCGTCAATTTCGGCTCGTGTCGGCTTTCGTCCCCGGCCGAGGTATTCGCTCGCGTGAAGGCCGCTGTTGGCAATAATCTGTTTCAGAAGGGCGCGGGCGAGCTCAACTGTGTGGTCCATTATTGATCCAACTCCCCGCCTGCGCGATATTTCTTGGCCTCCACATCCCGGTCGGCCTTGTAGAACGCCAGTTGCCTCTCGTGCTCCAGCTTCTGCACCGCCAGCTCGCGCTCAAATTGCATCTGGGCGAGCGCCTGCTCGCGCTCGAACTCCGCCTTTTGCGCCTCAAGGCTCAGCCGCGCGGCGGACTCTTCGCGCATCAGTTGCAGCTTCATCGCCGCGCCCTGCTGGTCTCCCTGCACCTTCGCCGCCTGGATTTGCTGGTCGCCCTGAAGCTTGGATGCCTGGAGCATCGCGTCGGCCTGCACCTTCTTCTCCTCCGGAGACGGTTGCGGCGGCTGTGGTGGAATAGTCGCCGGATCGGCCACGAAGTCGGCCGGCGAACCCAGGTTCGAATCCTTCACCACGCCCGAAATCGACTTGTAGATGTGCTCCGGGGTGACAATCGGCAGTCCGCCCATCATGCACTCGCGCTGGATCCGCAAAAGCTGCATCCGATACATGAGGCGTTGGTCTTTCCGCCCGGAGCCGAGACCGACGCGGATCACCACGTCCATGTCATCGGGCCATTGCGACGGGTCGATCTGGCGGTATTCACCGTCAACCCGAAGCTGCATCGGCGCGCCGTAGCGCTTGCGGAGCTTGTATTTGATCCGCATCAACCGGGCGACACTCTCGCCATAGTTGCGGGCCAGATACTCTTCCATCTGCTGGCCCTGCGCCGACATTAGCGCGGTGCCTGTGGCCGTCTTGTTCAGCGCATCGGCGTCGAGGCCCTGGTTGAGCCGCGTGATCCCCGTCCGGCTCTCGCGCTGGCCGATCATGAACTCGATCGCCTGAAAGGCCACGCCCGACACGTCGTTCTTCGGTTCCGGCTCAGGCGCGCGCACACCCTTGTAGCGGACCAGCCCGCCCGGAATGACCGTCAGCAGATCGTCATACGTGTTCTCGTTGACGCAATCGTCCGGCACATAGGTGCGCGGGGCCAGGTTGCGATACAGCCCGTCGAGCGACAGCCGCATCAGCGCGGTGTTGACCCGCTGGATGTCCGTCACCTTGTCGGCGAGGCTGTGTCCGGCGAGGCGCCCCGGCATGGGGTAGGGGCAGTAAACAACAAACGGCTGATAATCGGTCGGCTCGACCCTGAGGACCGTATTGCCGACCCGGTGAACGCACAGCCGCTCGGCGATTCCGTCGCCATCGCCGTCGAAGAGAACATATTCCTCAAGCAGTAGAACGCGGCGGTTGGCGCCCTGACGGTCGATCGGCAGAACGTCCAAACCGCCATCGCGCGCCTGCGACAAGACATCCGGCAGCTCGTCGCCCTGAATGCCGTCGAGGTCGACCGGGTCGAAGCCCATCTCGACCAACTCGGAAATCGACTTCGAACAGGCGTGAGCGATATACACCGCTTCGTCGGGGTCGCGCGCGTCGGGGCTGATGCGAAACTCTTCCAGCGGCACCAGATAATCGCGGAACTCGACCGGCGCGTCCTGAAGAACGACCGCCCTGAACATCTCGGCGCCACTCTCGGGATCTACCCCAAGCGAATCCGCCTCGATCGCACCGTCACCCTCTGGATCGACCGACAGCATCTCGGTGCGCTGCTTGCGGCGCTCAGCACATGCCTTAACGATGCCCAGCGTCGAAATGTGGCCTTCCTTCAGCCAGTCGTGGAGGAGCGCATATCCCTTGCGGGCGAACTCGCGGTGGATGACCTCGGTGGCGTCGTCGGCGTGCTGCTCGTCGCCCTCATTGTCGGGCTCGAACTCGACCACGCGATCCCCGGAAACGAAGGTGCGCAAGACCGACACGTTCATGTGGTCGATGACCTCGGCAACGTCGCGGGAGACGACCTTGGAGTAGCCGTCAACCTCATCGCCGTAGTAATCGCCGTTGTAACTCCTCAGGGCGGTTTCGGCACGCAGCTCCAGGCTTTCGTTGCGGCCGCGCACCTCCTCCTGCTTAAGGAAGGCCAACAAGTCCGGCGAGACATCCACGCTCAATGCGGAAACTCCCCGGTAAGCAGGAAGGCATAAATGCACTCGGCCGCGTAAGTGGCGTTGTTTCCATACGACGCCATGACCTCCGGGTCGGCGGCCAGCGAAACTGCGGTCAGTCGTGCGCTGCGCTCGAAAGCTATGCGGCCGATGAGAAAGCGGATCATGTCACGCAGGCGCATCAAACGACCCTCCTCTTGATCTGCGAATAATCGAGCGGTCGAACGGCCCTGGGCGGCTCGTAGGACACGCACATCAATCCAAAGGCATCCGCAGCGTGCGACGACCAGTCGTGCTCCGGCCCCAAGCCGATGCCGCGATCATCATCCCGCTTTTCGTGGTACCAGCCCAAGGCGTCTATTCCGCCAGAGCATTTGCTTTCATCGAACCAAATCGACGGGAACAGGCGGCGGGCCGCCTCGATACGAGCCGTCTTAGCTCCAGTCATTCCCGATCCCTCGTTTCGCAGCGTGGTCGCGCTGTATTGGGCATCCTTGAACGCGCTCTCGAAACTGCCGGGATTAGGCCCACCCTCTTTCAATCCGTCGTGGGGCAGGAATATCTCAACCTTGCCCGCATCCAATCCCTGCGACCGCAGCCACGCCAGATGCTCGGCAATGGGCTGACTCTGCGCCTCGTAATAATTGAGGACGTTGATCCGTCCGCCGACGAACTGGCAAATCCACATCGAAAAGGCGTCCGCTCGCGCCCCGGCGCCGCCAATGTCGCAATATGCGCGCATCGCGAACAGC